TTAGTTTTTCTGGGCCTTATAAGGAACGGCATAGTTCTTAGGGGCGTCGCTAGCTTTTGCATACTTCCAGTGCCCAGACATCTTCTTTTCGAGTGGGGCATCATCTTTGATGCAAGTAAAGCGAGAGCCAACTTCATTTTCGATAATGAAGATCCGGTTAAACTCGTGCCGCGTCTGAACAATGTGACAATCATTGTGATCGATACCAAAAACATCTTTGTATACCAACAACATTATCTCCTTTGGATTGAATTTAAAATAGTGACAATTTTACAAGGCTTCACAGACAGTCTACACTATCTATTATAAACCCCTAATCAAGTCCGTAAACCGTTTTGAGTGAAAAAAGATAAAATTGCACTGGCAAGGGTGTGACAATTCATAAAAAGCCACGCAGGTAAATTTGATCTTACCTGCGTGGCTTTATCCGTACTTCTGATTGGGTATACTGGGAACGACCCCCGTATTATCATAAATGCTTGTATATCAGCTATTACAAGGTGTTCAGGCCATTAAAAAAATTAGTTGGCTGTCCTTTTGGCTGACTACCTTTAAATTAACCCTATTTCCAGTTCTAGGAGGAAACACGTATGAAATGGCAAGAAATGCAATTATTGAGAGACACAAAATATAGCAGTTCAGAAAACCTCAAAAAATTTGAAGACGTATTTAAGTTTGATAAATGTGCCGTGTATGAACGCTCACATAGTCTTGAAAAACTACTAGCAGGTGATCGTTCATATAATGCGGGTAATAAGTATGACACACCACCTTACCTTGGGGATTGGTTAGATCATGCCGAATTGCAAAAGGTAAGTGGAACTACACGAATTGTTGCAATTGCTCATGATTATGGGCCGGCCGATAGCGTTCATAGCAAAATAGCGGAGCACGTCTTGTCGCTTGATTTAGTGGGCGTGATATTTGATAGCAAAGTAGATTGGTATTATCCCGGCCAGTCTTCACTAGTAATGATTATGAGCAAGGAAACATATAACTACTATTACTATGACCTGTTGGCAAGTCATTATGTTGTTGATGTAGTTAAGAAGCAATATTTTAGAGAATAAAAGGAGTTTAAATAATGAAAATTAAGATGGTACATGCTGACAATATGGAGGAGTTATTTGCGCAAGTTTCGGAAGTCGACAAAGCACAAGATATTGATGACGAACTGTTAGATGTAGAATTTGATTTTATTAAGGTGAGCGATTCAAAAGTGATTTATTGCGAAACATTGGTTTATAGGACTGGTGATGACGATGAAGAACTATAATCTAAGTCGACTAAATAAGCGGGTACAGTTTGGCACCGTCAAGTCAGTTGAAAATCCAATAAACGGCACAACCAAGCAACAATTCGTGCCACTGTTCACTGTCTGGTGTGGTGAGTATACGTTGACCATCAGTAACACGATTAGCCTTGCTGGTACGACTGCGACAACTAACCAGCTAATTGCGGTACGCCATGACGATCGGATCACAACGACCTTGGAAGCAATATTAGATGGGGTGACGTATCGCATTGCTGGTGTCAGTTCTGATAGCGAGATGAATGCTTATGACGTGGTCACACTAACCAAGGTCAACGGTCATGGCTAAGCCAATGAAGCAATGCGAGCACCCGGGTTGTCGGACGTTGGTTGCCTATGACACACGCTACTGTGAGAAGCACCACAAGGCGACTAACAAGTGGCGGTATCACAAACGCATGTACGATTCTGACGAGAGTAAGTATCAACAGTTCTACAAGTCTTCGGCATGGCGCAAGTTGTCACGGCGGTTCCTTGAAAGCAATCCGGTATGCGTGCAATGTTACCAAGATGGGGTGATCCGTAAAGCCGATGTGGTCGATCACGTTATCGAAATCAAAGACGACTGGTCTCGTCGCTTAGATGAAAGTAACCTACAACCACTGTGTTACCGACATCATAACCGGAAGACTAGACTGGCTAGAGAACAACGGGAACAACAAACTAAATAATCAATGAGTGTCGTGCTGAAAGGTGCGGCGCTTTTTAGTATCTGCGGTCGCAAGTTACGACCCCGACGCACTAACTTGGTGCACTAGCTGACTCGCTAAGATGACGTGACAGGTTGCTTGTGCTACCTAAGCTTAACTTAGATAGGTAAATAAAAAGCCGCCCGTTAAGGCGACTAGTCACAGGACCACTCGAATGACCGTTGTTAGTATAACATATAAAAAGCGCCGCCATTGCTGACCGCGCTACAATTGATTCCCACAAAATTAATTATAGCATACGAAAGCGAGAAAACAATTTGTGAGTTGCAATTTTATACCTACAACTCAAGGTTCATATTAAAAGACGTTTCTGCAAATGTGCGGAATAGGATCACGCAGGTAGTAGATCTGCGCAATACTGCGCTGAACTTTCAGCCGAGATACTAAGCGGAGTTTTCCGCTGACCTAACAAGTGTACACTGGTTACGCTTGTTAAGCCGAGCTACTGAGTCGAAATTTTCGACCGAGTTAACCAACCCGCATTTTGCGTCTACGTTGCCGAAAGTGGCAATGGACTGCGACGATTTTTCGGCCGAGTGAGCAATCCAATTTGGCTGCGCAATTTTCGTCCACGAGACTAATTCAAAACGGCATGACAGCCCAGAAACGTTGATATGGGGGGCTATGGTCGACCCGAGAGGAGCGGACAGCATACTTTTGTGTTTGTAAAAGTCCCTTTTGAATTTTGATTTTTTGCTTATTTTGCTGGATTGTGAAATATCACTACTAATAATGCGAAATTTGAACAAATAAACAGTCAGGGGGTGATATGTAAATATAAACATGTTATTAATTGCACTTTTCCTAAATATGTGCGATAATATAGATATAATAAACGGATTCTGGATATATGTATCAATCAGCCGCTATGGGTCTAACCCGTGGGGGCTTTTTGGTACGTAAATTTAAACGAAAGGAGTGCTCCGAATGAGCCAAAAAGTAAAAGCCTTAGCCAGTATGAAGAAACATTTAACCAATGATGAGCGTGATCAACGTAAAGACGCTGAAAAAGCGTTATTTGATTATCCGGTGCTTGATTTAACCCCGCCAGATTGGTTACATGATCGGGCCTTAACTGAATGGCAACGGGTAGCGCCTTATTTAAAGGCCAATACCCCAATTAGTGAACTTGACCGGGCCATGTTAGCCAGTTATTGCCGCACTTATGCCACCGTACAGACATGCGAGAATGATATTCGTAAGAACGGACTGGTACAAACTAATCAAGAGACTGGCGCCCGTAAGCCCAACCCGTACGTGGCCTTGCAATCACAAGCAATGAAAGATTTAAAAGCCTTAGCCAATGATTTAGGCATGTCGCTATCGAGCCGGGCCCGCATGGAATTAAACAAGCAGAAAGATAAGACACCCGAAGATACTTTCGAGGCGATGTTGTCATGATTGAATATGTTGACCAAGTTTTATCGGGCCAAGTGTTGGCTGGTCAAAAGATTAAATGGGCGTGTGAGCGATTTAAACGCGATTTAAGCCGTTCTAAAGACGACAGCTTCCCGTTCTACTATGACGAAGACGAAGCGGCACAGGCAGTTAAATTTATCGAATTAATGCCTAAGACTGACGGTAGCCAACTCACCATGCAACCCTTTCAAAAATGGATTATTAGTGAGCTGTATGGCTGGCGTGAAAAAGCAACCGGTAATCGGCGCTATGATCGAGCATTCATTAGTATGGCTCGGAAGAACGGTAAAACCTATCTGGCTTCTGGTATGGCCGCTAATGGTCTTTTAAGAGAACGTCAGCCCGCCCGTAACCGACAAGTATTATTCGTCAGCAACGCCCTTAAACAAGCTAAATTAGGCTACGACATGCTATCAAGTGGGCTACGGCAAGTCCGCAAGCAATCGAAGTACATGCGGCAACGGATTAAGGTACAGAAGCAAGCCATTACTGACTTAGAAACTGATTCGCAAGCCTTAGCCCTTGCCAGTGATACCAGTACGCTTGATGGTTATGCCGGGACTACCGTTATTTTAGATGAATGGCACGAAGCTAAAGACCGCAAGGTGTACAACGTTTTAAAGTCTGGTCAAGCACAAGAAGATAACTCCCTGCTGGCGGTAATTTCCACCTCGGGCCTTAACCTTAATGTCCCAATGCACGCCGAGTATGACATGCTGACGGACGTTTTAAAGGGCAAGACTGAAGCTGACCGTTACTTTGTGGCAATCTGGGAACTGGACGACCGCGAAGAAGTTTACGATCAAGCTAATTGGATCAAGGCGAACCCGTTATTCAGTGAACCACACGTTAAGCAACGCATGACGGAGAAAATTCAGGCCGATGTTGACCTTGCAATTAAGCAAAATAACCTTATTCCGGTACTGGTTAAGAACTTCAATATGTGGTTGCAAGCCAGTGAGGACAGCTATATTTCAGCCGACGATTGGGCCGCCGGTAAATTGGCCAAGGTACCCGACTTACATAATCGTGACGCCTATATTGGCATTGATTTATCAAAAAGTAATGACTTGACCGCGGTTAGTTGGTTGATACCAATTGGCAATGGTCAGTTTTATTGTGATAGTCATTCGTTTGTGGGCACTAAGTACGGCCTTGATTCTAAGATTAAACGTGATGGGATTGATTACCGGTCAATGGAACGGGCGGGTGAGTGTAGCATTACCAGATTAGATAGCGGCATTATCGACTATGATGATCTATTTGATTTTGTACAAAAACTGGTCGGAAAATACAACTGGAAAGTGAAAGCTGTCGCTTATGACCCGTATAACGCGCAAACGTTAATTACAAAATTCGAGAAATTAAGCTACCCACTGTTTGAAGTGCGACAAGGCACCAAGACTTTGAATATTCCAACCCGCAATTTTCGTGATCAGCTTTACGATGACAAGATTAAACATAACGGTAACAAGATTCTCGCTTATGCGGTCAATAACGCCATTTTGAAAGTGCTAAACAATGGTTGGCAACTGGATAAAGCCCGTAATAGTAACCGGATTGACCCGATTGCGGCGTTGATTAACGCGTTTGTAGCGGGTATGGACTATTACCAAGAAAGTGAGGATCAACAACATGCAGAAGATTACTACAAAACAGCGACTGCGGCAGATTTGTTCTGATTATGTACAAACGATCTTGTTGGTGATTGGCTTAATCTGCTTAGTGATTGGTTTTGGCTGCTGGATCAGTTGGCAAGCGGGGTTAATATTGGCTGGTATAGCCATGATTCTGTTGGCCTTGCTGATTAATTATGAAAAGCAAAGAGGTGATTAAATGAGTTTTTTCGTTAAAAGCAGTAACACCAGCGGCACGCATGATCCGGTAGCTGACGCCTTGGTTAGTTTATCAAGCAATGACCCGTATACGTTTGTGAGTGCGGCGGTGTTGCGTAATAGTGACATTTACGCGGCAATTAACATTATTGCGAGCGATATTGCCAGCAATCCGATTGTTTGCGATACGGCCATTTTTAACACGATGATTAATCAGACCCCCAATAGCCAAATGGACGGCTACCATTTCAAATATGCGTTGGCGGCCAACCTGTTACTCAATGGCAATAGTTTTGCGGAGATTTTGCCTAATCATACGTTGAAATTGATTGCCAATAACCAATTGACAGTTGAACAAGATGACGTCAGTGGGGCGTTAACCTACACCTATACCCCGATTGGTGGTAACAGTCGTCAGATCGCGCCTAATAACATTTTACATTTTAAATATTTCACCAAAGACGGCGTATCGGGAATTAGTCCTCTATATGCCCTCAAAGATGAGCGCCAGATTCAGTCGGCCGGCAATAAATTGCTAACCGGCTTTTTTACTGCGGGTGTGCATGGCACCACGATTATTAAAGTCCATCAATCTGATTTAGGGCCGGAAGCCAAGGGCAATATTCGTAACCAGTTTGATGAAGCCAATACGGGTGATAACGCGATCAACACGATTGTGACCGATGACACGATGGATATTAGTAACTTATCCTTAAATACCGATGTGTTAAAACTGGTCAACTCGAATGACTGGACGACCCGGCAAATTGCTAAAGCCTTTGGCTTACCACCGGAGCGCTTAGGGGTTGAAAACGATCATTCTAACCAAGAACAAAGCGGCGTGCAATACCTGCAAGGCACGTTGCAACATTACTTTGATAGCTTTACCAGCGAGCTGTCGTTCAAGTTTGGTCATGACTTTACGTTTAATACGGACAAGCTATTGAGCCTTGATCCGCAAACGCAACAAGCCCAAGCGGTGGCTGGTTTCACTGGCGGCGTTATGAGCCGTAACGAAGCTCGGGCCAAGATTGGCTTGCCACCAACTGACGATGGCAATATTTTCTTAAACTTACAAAAGAATGGAGTGACTAATTCATGAAACAAGACCGACGGTTAACGATTGACGCCGAATTGCGAGCACAAACGCCGCAGTCAGAAACACCCGAAGACGGGCCAGCTGAAAATTCAGCAGACCCGCAACCTAAAGATTCCCAAACAAGCAAGGGCAAAACAATTAGTGGTTATGCAATTGTATGGAACTCGCCAAGTAAAGACTTAGGTGGCTTCACCGAGATTGTAACCCCCAAGGCGCTTGATGGTGTCGATTTATCAAACGTTCTTATGCTTAATAACCACGACTATACCCAAGTGTTAGCCAGTGTCAAGGCGGGCACGTTAACGCTAGAAACGGACGATAAGGGGCTACATTTCATTGCGCAACTACCAAATACGTCTTTTGCTAATGATGTATACGAAGAAGTTCAAAGTGGGAACGTTGATTCCTGTTCATTTGGCTTTGATAGTGACGACAACACCGATGAATGGGCTAAAGATGATGATGGCAATATCACCCGAACCATTAATCAAGTTAAGAGCTTGTTCGATGTTTCAGTGGTTGCTGTTCCCGCTTATGACGATACCAATGTTCAAGTTGATACCCGTAGCTATGAAAAATTTATTAACCAAGAAAAGGAGCCTGACAACATGGCAAAACAAACAATTATTGATCCCAATAACAATGACAATGGTAACGAAAACAAAACTGGTATTCCCGCTTTTGAACAATATGTCCGGACGCACGGGGAAACTCGGGACGGTTTAAAGACGGACGGTGCTAGTGCCGTTATTCCTAAGGAACTGATTACCCCTGTTTTCCAATTAAAGCAATCTAATTACAACCTTGCCCAATATGCAACGGTTAAGCAAGTTTCTAGCGGTTCCGGGACTTATCCAATTGCCACTAGTCAACAATCTGCGGTGCTGGCTACTAAGAACGAACTAGCGGACATTGCCGACGTTGACGCAAACATGTTTACGGAAGTGCCGTTTGATGTGAAAACCCGGGCGGGTAAAATTGCCTTATCTAACGAAGTAGTGGAAGACGCCGAAGTTGATATTGTCAGTGAAGTCAAAACGCAATTACAACAATTGGTTGATAACACGGACAACACGCAGATCATGGGACTGTTAACGGGTAGTAACTTTGCTAAAGCAACGGCCACCAGTATTGATGATCTTAAAAAGATTTTCAACGTGACGTTAGATCCCGCCTTGAGCAAGATGTGGCTAGTGAACCAATCCGGGTTTAATTACCTTGATACACTCAAGGACACCGAGGGCCGTTACTTATTACAGCCTAATCCAACAGCACCCAGTGGTTTCACCTTATTAGGGGCACCAATCGTCATGATCAGTGATAAATTACTGGCTAACAACGCGGACGGGACGTTCCCAATGATTGCGGGGGACTTATCACAAGCGGTGGCTGTTTTCCGGCGTAACCAAGTAACTGCCCAATGGGACAAGTTCGACCAGTTCAGCCAAGGTCTTTCCGTAATTGTGCGGAATGATTATGAAGTGATTGATAAAACCGCTGTAATCAACGTGGCGTTAGGAACTGCGACTGCTGGTAAATAGGAAGACAAAATGAGTGGGATTTCAAGCAACAAGTGATAGTATGATGATAACGCTTATCAGATTTTAATAGAGCGTACAGCTATAATTTTAGGAGTGATTCCATGAAGAACACATTTATCCTTGCATACAGTGGTATTATCATCACGTATGTATTCGCCGCATATGTTGCTTTTAAAGTGTTTGAGGTAATCTATTATGCTATGACTTGGTAATAAAAAGGCCGTGACTTCAAGGTCACGGCCTTTTATGATAAATATGTGTTTTGGAAACTGCTCGGGCTGGGATCGAACCAGCGACCTCTTGATTAACAGTCAATTATTCTACCGCTGAACTACCGAGCAATGAGTACTCTATATTTATACCATATAATTTTATGAGAGTAAAGTTAAACTTATGAGGAAGTGATTAGTTGTCAGTGACTGTAGACGACATTAAACTAAGCCTGCGAATCGATGTAACCGAAGATGATCCAATGATTCAAAGCTATTTAGACGCCGCTAAGGACTACGTGCAGACGGCCGTTAGCAAGAATGAAGATCTGACTGTCTATAAACAGTACGATTTTGCGGTGTCCTTGCTGACACAATTCTGGTATCAAAACAGAGTAACTGATATGACAAAGACACCGTATCAAGTTGTCAGTATGATTCAACAACTGCGTGGAAAAATTGAAGCTTAGGCTTGACATATGAAATGATTGGTACTAAAATTAATGTTGTAATTTGTCCTAATATTACTTTCCCGTAATAACGGCGATTATCATATCCTATAGTGAGAGGCTCTTCCCCCGAGCCTCTTTTTTATACATATATCTGGGATCAGAAAGTGTGATTCCGATGCGTCAAGATGTTAAGAAAATTCGTAATTTATTAAAGCAATATGCCAAACTAAAACGTGATTTGACGGCTTTTAATCAAGTTTCCAGCCCCTCATTCGATGGAGTGTCAAGCCATAGCAGCCGAAACGGCGCTGAAAGCCGCCTGATAAACCATGTTGACCTGTCTTACCAGCTAAAAGAAGTCGAAGACGCCCTAAATGCAATTGATGATCCACAATATCAATTTATTTTACATGATTACGTTATTGAGAAGCATTTCACCCGCAATGAAGCTTGTAACCAATTATCGGTTAGTGTTAGCAAGTTTAATTATATGAAGAATGAAGCATTACACGCTTTTGCAAAATTTTACAGTGATCTAACGGTTTGAATGCTACTATAGCCAAACTTCAACAATTTTACTGTATAATTAATAATGTGCAGTTAAATATTTACTGGAGTGTCCTTGTAAATGAGTTATTTCATTAAAAAATGGTTGTTCGAAGTTACTGTAAATATTACATTGTTGATTGTTCCGGCATATTTGATAACGTGTAGCATATTACAATATGGCCGCATGGCTTTCAGCTTGTCTACGCCGGTGACTGTTTATGGGCTAAATTTATTAGCGTTTAACTTTATGATTCTGTCAGTATTTGACTTTATTCAGTGGCCGTTTGATTATCATGAACCTAAAACTATAAGAAAGGTTATTTTTGTGATACACATTACTATTGCAGTCATTGCCTTGATAATAAGCGTTAGACTAATGGCCTAACGAAAAAAACTGCTAACCAAAGTTGGCTAACAGTCACTGCCCCGCGCAAGTATTAAGTCACTGGAAACAGTGGCTTTTTTGTTATATTTTTGGCTGTCCTTTTGGCTGACTTTTAGTGAAAAGAGATGACAATTAATGATAAACTAAAGTAATAAAAAAGCTGCAATCACGGTGTTTTTGACAACCAATGATAACAGCTGATAACGAATATTGGGTATACTGGGCTCGAACCAGTAAATTACGGATTCAGAGTCCGCTGCCTTACCAATTTGGCGAATACCCAATAACAACTATTTAATAGTAACTTTTCCAGCAAATACTGTCAAGACTTTGCTGAAACTTTGTGTCTATTTTTTGCATTTTTGCTTGAATATCGTATCAGTTGGTGGCTAAACTAGTTGAGTGGAAGGTGAGTGTATGTCGAAGTCAGAATTAGATCATTTATTCGATCATCTGCGACAACAATTGATCGTATGGGCGGTCACGGCCATCGGATTAGCAGTTATGCGCAGCTTTTTGTTACCCCAATTATTGACTTTCGTTTTTTGGTGTAGTGTGGCCTACTGTTTGCTCTTATTCGTTGGTTTAGTTGTTGTGACGATTTTTAGGTGGCAAAAATCTTAATTATATTTGACAAGCCGCTTATCATTCGGTAAGATAATAAATGAATTTGTGCCCGCTGGTCAAATTGGTTAAGACGTCGCCCTCTCAAGGCGGAGTTACGGGTTCGATCCCCGTGCGGGTGATAAGTCGACGTCGGTAGATAAAAAGAGAAGCGTCATAATGCTGGTATATCAGCATTATGACGCTTCTATTTTGCTAATTGGTATCAAATCAAAACCCCAATTTTGCGTTTTGGCTGTTGTGATCACAACAGCACTGTTAAGCGCTCATAAAAAAGGGTTTTGGGATCGTGTCACAAGTAAGGGTCCTATGAATTAATTATTACTCGTTAATAGTGTCTGAAAGGCCGTTAGCGACATTCCAGGTACGACCCGTTGTCGAGTGAGATTGTATGGGTTCTGTGTGCTGGTGGCGATGCCAGGTGCCGTTGATAGGGCATACTGATAGCCAGCCTGTTTATCGGCTTTAATGGTCTGCTGATTAGCACGGCCGGCTGGGTAACAAATAACTTGTGTGTTCTGTTGTAAATTATGATCGAGCCATTTTTTGGAACTTGATAATTCCGTAAGTTGAACCTGGTAAGTTAAATTATTTAAATCCAGATGGCGAACGGTGTGACTTTGAAAATCAATATTACCGGATGCTTGCATCCGCTTAGCATCAGCTAAAGTTAAGTGGTTTTTCTTATGGGTAAAGCCGGTAATAAAATTAATGGTGGCGTGTTGGTGCGTCTGTTTCAAAATTGGCCAAGCTGCTGTCATGTTATCTTTATAGCTATCGTCGAGTGTGATCCAGACAATCTTCTTTTGTGGAATTCGCCGATGTTTGAGCGCGTATACGGCTTCATTGGCAGTCAGCGTTCGGTAGCCGTGTGCCTTTAGATAAGTCATTTCAGTTTGAAATTCTTTGGCGGGGACACGTAACTGGTTCCCGCTAGAAATACTGTGATACATCAAAATAGGCAAGTGAACATCTTTGACGGTATGCCAATGTTGATAAGGCCGTGCTTGTGCTTGGTGTTTAGCCGAGCTGTGAACGCTTTTAGCGCTAGTCTTAGATGATTGACTGCTGGCTTGTTTAGTTGCCGGTGAAGCCGCCTGACAGCCTGCTAACAGGCCGAGCGCGACGCCGAGACCTAATACAAAGTTGATACCCCGCATGTGCAT